TTTCAACTTGCCATTTATATTTTGCTTTTGCTTCGACTTCGGCCGCACCATCAATTCGCTTTGGTTGCAAACCTTCTTTCCTTAAACGCTTATAAGCTGGCATGTCTTTCTGCCAGTTGCGTTCTACCTTATTTGTTTGCTGTACTGTTTGCCCGCGAGTTGTAGTGCTATTGGTGCCCATGCGAATATTTGCAATGCGACAACCAAAGCAACCATCAACATCTAAATCGGGATGGGTTTCTGCATGCTTCACGTTATATACGCTCCGTATCCAGCTGCTGTCAGGTTTGTTACTTCCTCGTCCGTCAATGGAATTACGTGCGAACCAAGGTAAACCCTGACTGCTGTTCCGTCTCTTGGATCATTAATTGTATATGAACCATCTTGTAATTCAAAGAGGTTCTCCACCCTTGTGCCGTTGGGTAGACGAGCAAACAATCGTTCTCGTGGCTGCCAGCTAATTTCTGAATATGCCTCGACAAAAGCAAAGCCTGTTGTTTGTGGAACCCTGAACATATGAGACTTAACCCATGTGGCATTCTGACTTACAGCGCCAACGCCAGAACCTGTAGCTGTTCTAGGAAGCGATTCTATTGCGGTGGCTGTCTCGGTACCCAAACCCGATCCTGACGCAGTACGAAGCCACACAATGCGTTTGGTGGCATTCTGTGTACCAGCTCCAGATCCCGTGGCTGTTCTAATATTAATAACGAGTCTTACTGCTGTTTGTGTACCAACCCCAGAACCTATAGCTACTCTTGGTAGACCACGAATAAATGTCGTTGACGAAGTTCCAGTACCACTACCTGTTGCTGGTCTAGCAACAATTAAGAATGGGTCTGCTTCGCCAGAACCAACGCCAGAACCTGTAGCTGTGCGTGCTAAAACTTCTTTAATTGTGCTAGCTGATTCTCCAGCAGCACCAGAACCAGTAGCCGTTCTAAGTGTAATTACTAATCTGGTTGCGGTTTCTGTGCCAAGACCAGAACCCGTTGCGGTGCGTTTAAATACTGGAGCACCTAAGTAATAGCGTCCACCAGTTAAATAGGGGAATGAATAATCAGTATGTGTTCCAAGACGAAGTTGGTTAGAACCTGAAACACCAGTTACTTCTGTGCTAACTCCAAATCCAGTAGCAGTACGAGTTATTGTACGCGCAGGAATAAAAGTACTGCGATAGTACGGGTGTGTATCTACATACGCTTCTGTGTAGCCAGTTACGATTGTCTGCATAGGGTTTACCCCCTACCGACTAATCGAGAGACAGCGTAAGCGAAGTGATTTGGAAAGTATCTCCAGCTGTAACAGCAGCTGATGCAGATAGTGCACCAGTCCACAAAGCATTACCTGCGGTTGATGCATCCCACAGCGACCAATGCGTGTATGTTTCTGTTGTAGAAACGTTGGTCCACTCAATTGTTGCATCTGTAGCAATAGAACCAGAAGACGCAGCTGACCAAGATGCCGCTTTGCGTGTAGTTTCCGTGGCAGCATTTGACGTTGCAGCTTCGCCAGGATCCCCTGTGTGGAGCTTGACATACACCGTTGTTGGCATAGTCCAAGCAGCCTCGCCAGTTACGTGGTCAAGAATTTTGTTTTCAGCATAGTTAGAAATCGACATAAGAACCTTTCAACAAAAAGAGTATAGCAAAGCCCCCCGCCCCGATGAGGAGGAGCGGAGGGCTCTGACTAATTATTAGACGCCGTTTGCGCCAATGCTTGATGCCGACTCAATTCGACGAAGCGAAGCTTCGCGGAAGCGACCGTAGCCGCCGAGCCAGTACCAACCAAGTGGTTGCAGACGCATCAAGATATCTGTGACATTGCCACGGACAATCTTCGGTGTTGCGCCATTGCCATCTTGTGTGCTGAACGCCTTAGCAAGAGCCTGACGACCCATGATAAGAGTTGCATACGAGTCTCCCGTACCTGCTGCACCTGCGCCGTTGAAAGCGTTGGTGAATACCTTGGCACGTGGTGTCTCAATGAAACGTACCGACTCAAACAAGCCGATCTCGCCATTGTAGATACCAGTTGGATCTACGTAGTTAGCTGGTGTACGCCATGCACTTGCATCTGTAGCCGAACGGAAATCGTACGACACGTCTGGGTGAATGAAGCCGATGTATGAACCATTGAAGGTTGCAACGTTTGCACCACGCAAAGCAGCTACCTGCTTACGGATGTCGTTTGCTACCAACAAGTCATCTACAGCCATAGTTACACGGCTTGATGGAGCTGATGCGCCACCAGTTGCGTAAGCTACGTTGCTGCCACCAGCAAGGACTTCACGGACAACTTGATCCATTGAGTCACCTGCGTTGTAGCCAATGATGTTTGCTGCTGCCGAGTCAACATCCAAGAATGCTGTTCCGCGCAGTTTTGCTGTTGTAACAACTGCGTTGCCGTATTCAGCCAAGGTAACTGTTACCTGACTGTCCGAGAGCGCTGTTGGGGTTACGTCAGTTACTTCGTTCAACGTAGATGTCGCTGCTGCGATGTCTGCGAAGATTGTGAATGTAACTCCAGTACCAGGCATTGCCTGTGCTACTGGTTGTACGTCCGCTGCCTGATCGAAAAGAAGCTCTGAACGCAATGCGAAATACGCAAGACGGTCAAACGCCACCTGGTCTACAGACAAGGACGAGGTTGTTGTTTCGCCTGCCATGTTTTAATTCTCCTTAAAGAATTGGTTAATTGTTGATTTGATTCATTCTTGCTTGAGCCAACAATTCCATTACTTCTTTTTCGGATTTAGCGTTTGCAATTCTAGTTGCATAATCAACCGTCGCTTCAGTTGTATCTCCAACACGTGATGCGTTGCTAACTCGATCCCATGCTTGCTTCTCCTGTATCGGGGCTGCTTGCACAGTTTCTTGGGGCTTAATGAGATTTGCTTCTGCGGCTGCAACTCGGATTGCCTCGGGTGTGAGTTCGCCATCGTATGCCTTAACGAAATACTTGGACATCCCTGAAGATAGGTCTACGCCTGCCTTCACAAATGCCAACTCTCGTTGGGCTGCTTTAGCTTCCTCTGCTTGCTGACGCAAGCTCTTAACCTCTGACTCCAACTCACGCATTCTTGCACGAACTGGATTCTTTGTTGCCTGGTCTTCCTGAACGCTGTCCTCTTCATAGAAGTCTTGTTCTTGCATGACCCACTCCTCCGCCCACACCTGGCTGGAGGGGCCAAGTGGCTGCATATCTCACCCCTATTAGCACATTGAAATCGGGGGGGTTTCCAATGGTTATCCCTGATGGGATATAACTATCTTACATCATAATTAGTGATTGTCAAGGGTTAACTATCTGTATTAGAGATTTGCCTGACCGTACCCAGATTTATACGAAGTGCTATCACCTTGAGCAAGAGTTGCCGAACCACCACTAGCAGTCACTTCACCAATACGACGCTTCTTGCGTTCTTCCACCAACCTCTTAGCTTCAGCATCAGTACCTAAAGCAGCCTGAGCAAATTGAAGATCCGTGATTTGCTGTTCGCCAAAACCACCACGTCGCAGTTCACCCATCTGTCCTACCGTTGTGAAGGCTGCTTCTGCTTCCGCTTGAGTAACACCCTGCCGTACAAACTGTTCAGCTATATCTTTATTGAAGTTAAGTGCAGAGAGTCTTTGGGCACTTTCCGCAATCAAAGCTGCTTGTGCTTGACGTTTGTAGTCTGGGGCCATAAGAGGACGTGCTCGATCTGGGTCGATTACATATGCAAGAAGGTCCCCGTCCGTAATCCCGTACATCTCTGCCATCTTATTCTTTACTTCTGGGGAAGCATCACGCACAACGGCGTATGCATCCTTAAGGCGATTGTTTAGTTCTGCTACCGATACGTCACCGCCAATTAGTTTTTCAAAATCATCTGGTGAATCGTAAAACCCCTGTGGCAAACCGTTGGCAGCCAAAGTATCTTTGTATGACTTTTCCAAAGCAATATAAGTAGCTGGTTTTAGTTCATTAAAACCTAAAGCTTTACGTCGCTCATTAGCAGCAAACCGTTTTTTGTACGCTTCCTGTTCGCGTAATGCATACATAAAAGATTCGGTGTCGCTGATATCTATTGTTTGGTTAGCATAAAGCGACCAAGCATATTCATACAACGCTTCAAGACCATACGAAGACAAAACGTTTCGCAGTATTTCTTTTGCCCCAACCATTGGGGTGAAGGCATCTTCCTCGTCGTTATTATTGTCCTCACCACCAGTTCCACCACCAGTTCCACCACCAGAACTAGCAATTGGTGTGCCGCCAAGGGTGCCCTCAATTGTGCCGTATTTAGCACGACCGTAAGCCAGGTATGGGTCATCGTAAAATGGTTGCTGTTCGGGTGTTGTTGGTTTTGCTGCGGGAGCAGTTATAGTACGACCACGAGCCTCAGAGAGTGCCCGAAGATCTTCTTCTGACATTGACATTACGCTACCTCCCCAAACATTTGGGCTATGGTCATAGCCATAGACATAGCATCACGTTTTGCTTTTTTTGTTTTCTCAAATCCATATTTGGGGTCGGTACGCAACATAGT